TGTTGTTTCATAACTTAATTTTGAAGAAGAACTGTATGAAGGAGACTCCGGTACTTTTGAAATATTATATGTAAATGCTGTAGATGAAGTTGAAGTTACTCTATGTTCTCCATTATAGTCACTAAAAATAACTTGAATTTCATTATTTGAATTGACAGAGGAGTCTATATTTACTTCATTTTTTACTGATGGAAGCGTGCTATTATATACTTGATCTAACTTATAATATAGTTTTTCTGGAATATTACTATCAACTACTAGCGAAACTCTAGCACCAGTATCAATTCCAACTCTACCAACTCTTGTAACTTCAAAAGTTTTACTATCAATTGATTTATCAAAAGTTTGAGTGTAATTTGAATCAACATAAAAATTCAATTCAAATGAAGAATATAGAACAGAACCATTAGAATATGATAAAGAAGAATCAGACAGATCAAAAGTTACTGTAGAATTTTTATAAACTTTAATTGGTGGGTTTACTGGTGATATAGTGCCACTTGATGCAGAAGTTATATTAACTATTTCTGGATTTAAACTTACCGCACTATAAAATGAAGGTGATAGTTTTATAGTATTTTCATCAAAAACAACAACGTAATAAATTTTATTATTTACTAGTCCCCCTGATGGGGATGATGAAGTGTGGACAACTTTTTGTCCATTTTCAAAGTTATGATTTGTTATTGTTATTGAATTTGAAGATATATCAACATTTCCAGAAGAAAAAGATCTGGGATTTATCAATACTTTTCTATTATAATCATTATATTTAATTACAACTGAAGTAGAAATTCCTGGATTTACATTTACAAAAACATAATCATTATTATTAAGACCATGAGTTTGTGCAGTTGAAACTGTTACAATATTTCTAGATACTTTTCCAGTTAACTTTGAATAGTTTGTTTTAAAACTATGATAAGTTCCTGTTCCAATTCCCGTAAAATATAAAGTACTCAAAGAAGAAGTTGTTGATGCAATTCCAACAAAAGTTCCTGTCGATCCAAGTCCAACTTTAACTGTTGATATTCCAATTAAATCATTTGTAATTTTTGCAACATAAACAATTGATTCATTATCTAGAGATAAAGATGTTACTCCATCTTTTGATACTGAAATTGAAGATCCACCATTAGATAAGTAAGTTAATTCATCTCCAGTTTCCAAATTATGATTTGGAACATAAATTGACTTGGTTGGAATAAAAATTTGTGTTAATCCAACTCCTGGATTTGAAAATAGAAGTGTAGAACCTATACCAACTCCAGAAATAGTTCCAATACCAAGAGATTCTTTTGGATCAAAATAAATTTCTTTATTTACTTTGTACTCATATGAAGTAGTGTTTCCAACATTTATAGAAAATCTTCTTGGAGTTTCATATAAGATATCGCTGTAACTATGTGCGGTTCCAACAGTCCCATCGATAGATCTTAGAATTCTAATTCTTGAAGAATTTTTATCTACGTTTAATACTTTAATCTTTTCATTTCCTATTAGATAAACATCGTTATTTCTTATAAAAGAATCTGAAAGATTTCCTGAAACTGAAATAAAAGTAACAATACCAGTCACTGAAACTGATGCAATTCCAGATGGATTTGAAATTGATAATCTATTTGTAGAAATTCCTATAGTATAGGATCCGCCAATAAGAGATGTTGTTGTATTCAGACCAGAAATTGAAACAATGTCCCTGTTAATGAAATTATGTGGTAAATCTGACTGAACAATAAATGAACTTTTATTACCTTCGAGGGGATAAATTTCTAGATTATAGATTGTACTGCTTGCAACGCTTATGGTGTTAACAAACTTCCCACCTACTCTAGATACCTTTGATGAAAGTCCAAATCCACCAGTTCCTTCTTCATCGAAAACTAATTTATCATTTACCCTGTAATTTGTGCCACCAGTTATAATACCAATGTTTTCAATTGATCCTACGGAAGCATATTTGACATCAATAGTTTGACTCAAATCATTTGGTAATGGTAGATATGAATATGAGTATCCATTCTCAAATAAATTATATGGTTTGGTATTTCTGGACCAAGTAGTTTGATTTAAATCAAGATCATCTTGATTGGATGTTCTCTTAAAATTAAAATCATTTGGTTTGGACTTAAATTTATTACCGATTATGTAGGGGAAAACTGGAAGTCTATATCCACTAAACGTATTTGATGAAGAACCATCAATAGTTGCAAAGTATGCGTAAACACCATTTGGAAAATCTGGAGTTACACAAAATCTACCATTATATTCATCTAAAACAGAATCATTATCGGCATTTTTATACTCATAGTCTTCAACAAAAAATCCAGATGGAAATGGTGGTCTACCTGAGGGTGGATTTAAAGTATAACCAGATATCATCCTGGTAACTGTTCCCCCAGTTTTTTGCGAATATCCATATGGACCATATATTGGATTACCATCATAAGCCCATCCAATTATTGGAGAATGGTTTGTAGATGAAATTTCTATATTATTAGATTTTAAAAGATCATATTTTCCATAAAGAACTTTTCCACCAACTTCTTTAGCGTAAATATTTTCTCTTAATTTTCTTGGTGCATATAAATGAGAATACTGCAAACCATATTTAGAATTTGCATTATAGAAAACAAATCCATCATCACTAGTAATCTTATTGAAATATCTTGCAAAAAGATTTATCGTCCAAGATTTTAATTTTGAATTAAATTCTGCTTGTGCTCCAGAAGAAGATACTGTAATAAAAGTATTATTTGGATCATAACCACCCCCGCTTTCAATAATCTTGACTGATTTAATTTGACCATTCTCGATTATCGGTGTTAAAACAGCTCCTACTCCAATACCTAAAATATTTAAATTGGGAGGAGAACTATAGTCTTTTCCTGGATTATTAATCAAAATCTCAACAATTTGACCGTTGTTGATTATAGGTACAAGTTGAGCGTCTGAACCACTATTTAAACTTACGTTTGGAATTCGATTGAAATTAATAATGTCTGATGATCCATACCCAACACCATTATTTTCCAAATGTACCGAAGTAATTTGACCTCTAAAAATTGGTTGAACTATCGCTTTAAATGAAGAGGATACTCCAACATTTCCAACAACTTCAACAGATATTTGTGGATAATTAAAAAAGTGCGTACCAGACCCAATCGAAGTGAATTGAATATATTGATTTGTTCTGTAATAAAAGTCTTGATTATCTGTACCAACACCGACTGATGAAAGTTTGAAGTTATCTTTATCAACTATGGTTACATAATAGTTTGAATTATTTGTTAATCCACCAATTGCAGTTCCATTTGTTGAATAAGTAACAACTTCCCCCGTTTTAAAATCGTGAGACTTTATTGAAATGTATCCTAAAGAAGTGCTAACCCCAGCAGAAGTCAGAGTTCTTTTTTTATTTTCATAATTTGATCCAGTATTTTCAACATTAATTGATGCTATTACTGATTTTTTATTATAAGATTCTATAACATGATTTCCTATACCATATGATGTGAGAGATATAGTATTAATCCCAGTTAAAGCATCATCAAAAGTTTTATGTAGACTAATTGTATATAAGTCTTTTGTTGAAACATAATACGCGGAGTTTGTTGAAATTCCACCAACTGCTCTTTGTAGATTCGTTTTATATACGACCTTTTCTGCATTTCTAAATTTGTGGAAAGTAGAAAATCCGATGGTATTATTTGTTAAATTAACAAATGCAGATTTTGGTTCTGAATTGAATGAAACTTGGTGATCTATTAATTTCATTGATGCTGATGCTTTAGCACCAATTCCATTACCACCCGTAATGTTGATTTTCGGTGTTTCTAGATAATCAAATCCGGGATCAACTATTCTTATCTGCTGTAAAGAACCTTTGATTGAGCAGTGACCAGTTGCGCCAGATCCAACAGCATCAGAAATTACTAGCACTGGTGGATTAATAATATCATAACCAAAACCAGGATTAACAATATCAATACTTTCTATTGGACCATAAAAAATCTTATCTTTTGACTTATAGTTTAATAATTCAACACCATTAATTAAGATACCCGTAGGTCCCGATATAGTTTCATATTCATTTCCTTCATTAATAGGGGGACTAATTTCTCTTAATAATTTTTGAGATTCTAATTTTCTTGAATAAAAATCAGAATCTTCTAATTTACTATTATTTTTTAATTCTAAAGATGACTTAAATCTAACAAAAATTGATCTATAAAGACCCGATCTACTGTTACTAAATCTAACAGTTGTTGAATTTACTCTCTGAATGAAATATATTCCTTCCTCAAATAAAGAGTCGTCCTCTGAAGATGGAGTATAATAAACACTATCTCCAGTATAAAATCCATGATCCACGTTTAAATCAATTAGATCAGTAAATCCTGGATAGTCTGAAAGTTCTACATTTTCAAAAGTTCCCTTAAATTCAATAGATCTAGAATAAGCGTTTAATTGTTGCTCGTTGTAAGAAGGAAGTGATGGAGAAGATACTAAAGTTCTGTCTTCAATTTTATAGACATTTTGAACATCTGTTGTTTGTTCTGATAAATGGGAATATTTTTGGGAATTTACTTTTAATAAATTTCTTTGAACTGAATAAAATCTACTAGTATCTAAACCACCTTGCCCACTAATTTCTATAATATTACTAGAAACTACATTAGATACATTAGAAAAAGTTCTAGTCCCGTCGCTAGATAAAATTTTTATACTATCTCCTGTTTTGAGATTATGATCGACTTTTGTTTTAAGTTGATATGTAAAGTTTGAACTGTCAACTAATAATATAGTTTCAACCTCAACTGTCGGAGAAATATTAAAAATCCAATTGTTTGAAACAACCTCATCTTCTGGATTTACTCCAAGAGTTTTTATTATGCCAGTGTCGTTATTATTATAATAGTAACTGTCATTATTAATATCTACATCTTTAAGAACAGAAGTAATTCTTACTTTAATTATTTCATCAGAATTTGTATTTGAAGTTCCATAAGCATAAACATTCAACCAAACATCAATTCCATCGAAAATAGATTTTAAAATATTTTGGCAACCAAAAAATTGATTTAAACTTTTTGAAGTATATGTAATAGTTCCTTCCGTTCCATCATTGTATAATATTGATAATTCTCCTTGTGAGGGAAATCCAACTGTTGAATCTACATCAAGAGTGTTTGCTCCTGCAACTACATCACCAATTAGTCTAGTTTTAGGATGAACTGAAAAATTTCCAAGGAGAGCGCCATCACTGTTAATATCTTTATTATAACCACCATCAAAACTCAATTTATAATAAGTTTTATCTGACTTTGTAAATATTTTTTCTATTCTAGATATTGGGGCATACCCTTGCGGTATATCTCCATATTCATCTTGATATAAAGTAGACCTTTCTAGTTCATATGGGCTCCCCGAAATACTTTCTACTACTAAATCATTAGATATTTCATATTGGGAGGATGAGGGTTTAATAAGATAATCTTGTGGTTTTATAATTCTAACATCTTCACCATACAGAACTTGAAATAAAATTTTGAATGAAAGATCAGTTCCCCTAGTGGAATAAAAATCTTTTGATTGCTTGAGGAAAAGATACTTATCTAAACCACTATAAAACTCTCTTTGCTCAAAACCTGGAGTTAATTGGTATTTAATTTTGTTGAAGAACTCTTTGAGGAAGAGGGAACTTAAATTATTGACATTTTTAGGAGTTCCGTCAGCATTTTTCTTACTATGATCTGCAGATTCGGAATCTTTAAAAATTAATTGATCTGAAGATTGTAATTTAAATGTTGATGCTATTCCAACATTTGTATTTCCATAGGATGCTGTACCACTAAATCCTCTTATACACCCAGTAAAAGAATTTGCAGTTTTGCTTGTATATGTAATAATTTCATCATCTATTTGTAACAATCCATAAGAATCGGGAAATCCTAGTGTACTATCTACTGGTATTGTTTCATCAAGAAAAGAGATATCTGCAGTAAGAGTTGTTGATTCTGTATTACTCTTAATGGTATCTAATTTTAGGTACTGATCAATATTTTGAATTAAATCAGTGGATGCACCTTGAAATTCTTGAGAAATGTAATACTGTTTTAAAAACTCAGCTACTAGAGGAAACTCCTCCCTAACATAAGCAGGAAGTTGATTCTGGATGATGTTATTAAACTGAATTCTTTTTTCTGTCATTTTTTTATGATCTTACTAGGTTCCCGTTGCTGTAGCTTGAAGTGACAATATAATTAGATGCTGAAGGATCAAGACCTGAAGATATTTGATCAGGGATCATTTCAAAAACACTCTTATTAATATCTAGTTGAAGATATAAATCCTGTAATCCAATTACATCATTTGATTTTGGTATTGCAGACATTTCTATAATTGTTTGAGAATTTTTTATTTTTCCAGATAAAACATTTATAGGATTTAGTGTTATAATACCTTTTTCATAATCAATTTTTCCAACATTTCTCTTTACGATTGTTGCGCTTGTAGAATTTGCATTTGGAACTGTGAATAAGAAAATAGATCCTGTTACTCTGTTAGTATCTGGTATATCTGATAAGTAGACTGATTCTTGAAAATCAGATACTCTAAATGCAGTGGACTTAATATTAAAACCATCCATACTCTTAATATGGAAAGCATTACCAAATCCAATTTGATACTCCGCAAATGTATTTAAGGTAACTCTCAAATCTCTTCTAATTTGAATTTGTGTGATATTAGAAGTTATTGATTCGTGAGTATCATCAATAATCTTTAAGAATTTACTATACTTAAATCTAGCGCCATACCTATTTAATTCTGTGGATTCTGCATACTTATTTGCATTTGTCTGAACTAAAGTAGAAACAAATGCAGAACTTGGAGCAAGATTTGTATTGTAATAAATTTTTGAATCAACTTCTATGTAAAGATACTTAAGATCTAAAATTTCTGGTACAATTCCCGCAACAGCATATTTTTTAAGATCTCTTTTTATATTTTCCTTAATTAGGTTTGGTAAAAAGTCTCCACTTCTTGGTTTAATACTAATGAAAACCTTACCATACTGTGGGGGAACAAGTTCTTCTCCACCAAAAACAGAAATAGATTCGGTTTCTGGATATATTTTTGCAGGAATTAGTGCTTCATAGTCATTTGCAGATAGTGCTCTATTTTGCGAAGCATAAATTCTTGGAGCATATTTTTTAATTGAATCAATAGATTCAATATTTTCACCTCCTTGTGAAATAAGACCAGTTGTTAGTAGAGATATTCCAGAAGTAACTGTATATTCTATGGAATTTCTTGTATATGTAAGTCTTCCTGAAAAACTAAACTGACTTACACCATTACCACTGTCTCCATTGGAAGTGATGTAATTTACTTCTATATTATTATTATTTTCTAATTTTTTACCAAAGAGAACTCCATCCCCAAAAATTAATTCATATCTTTCATCTTCAATTTCTTGAATATAAAAAACTCTAGAATCTTTGTTTACTCCAAAAACACTGTCTTGAAGTCCATATTTAACAAATTCGGAGACTTCTTTTACTCTTACTGAAATTAAGTCAGTATCTATTCCAGAATTTGGTAGTATGAAACGTTGATTTGGATTGTTTGAGTTATATACAAAATTACTAGTTAATAATACTCCCTCATAAATTTTAATATCATTAAAAGATGCAATGTTATCTACTACAGGAACAGTAATATCATCTAATATTGAAAATATGAATGACTGATTACCAAAAGAACCTGATGATGCTGCGACTGGTCCTTTTTTTAATGTTAAAGATGAAGGGGGGACTCCATTATTTGTCTGAGAAGTCGTATCTACAAAAAAACTTATTGTTGCTGTAGATGCTTTTCTTGATCTTGGAATGTATCCGATATTTCTAGCAAGTGCTACAATATTTTCTCTTAATGTAGCACTATCAATAAACACTTCATTTGCAACCATATTTGCATTATATGAAGTGATATAGGTATTGTATGCCAATACATCAAGAATAGTCGAGAGATTGGATCCCTCAAAATCATAATCAGTGAAATTTGAGTTTGATCTCAAATAATCTCTAAGACTAGATTTAATCTGGTCAAAGTCCAGATTTGAAAAATTTACTAACGGCATTTACCTAGTAGGTTGCAGAACGAATTGTAATTGTTGTGCTGGAACATCTATACCAACAATTCTATAGATTATAACCACATCAAAAGCATTGTTATCAAAATCTGGATTCACTTGCACATCTATTAATGAAACCCTTGGTTCATAATTACGAATCGAATTTTCAATTTCGTCCTTTATAACAAGAGCAGAGGAATTATCCAAGTTCTCAAAAAGAGAACGACTTATACTGGAACCAAAATTTTCGTTAAAAAACTTTTCTCCCGGCAAAGTAAATACAATATTGCGAACAGAACGAGCAATTGCAGATTCATTTTTAAGGGCAATCAGGTCATTTGTCAGAGGATTACTCTGAAATGACATACTAATATCTTTAAATCCCTGACTTACCCTTTGTAAAGGCATTGATTATGACAATTCTATCTTATTTATTAGGGATTTTTTGATTCATATAATGGTTCTGTTCCATAATCCCAATCATCATAGTCATCATCATTTCTAATTTTGGAATGAATTTCATTTTGTTGAAAAAAGTCATGCTTTTTGGGAGTCAATGCC